GTTGAAAATGATAACACTGTAAGATATGTCAACTCAGAATATGTAGAGTTCGATCGCTATACATCGATGCAAATTAAGATCGTTCTTCTTGCAACGCAATCTCACATTGTTCCAAAGGTAGAGGCTATTCAGGTTATCGGAGTTTCCGCATAATGTTAGTCAAGACTGAAACTGATGGATTCATGAAAGATACTTCTACTGGAGCTTTCATAAATACAGACGATGCATCTTATGCAAAGTTTGTAGCAGAGAGATCGAAAGCGAAGAATAGCAAAGAGCTATCGAATAGAATCAGTGCAGTCGAAGACGATCTCAAAGAAATTAAAACTCTACTCTTACAAGTAGTGAATGGAAGAAATTAATGTCAAGACCAGTAGCTAATGTTGATGTAATTACCGACTCGTTCGAGGTTTGGCTCCTCGAGACCAATGAACTTCTTCACGCGCTTTCGACAGAAATCATCACTGCAAATAGCACGTATGCAAACACGGGTAACACTGCGTTTCCAAGAACAGCTCAGCTATACGGAACATTCGGGGCTAATAATCTCGTCGTAACAAACTGGATGAAAGGCGGAAACGTCAACGGTTCGTTTGCGAATCTCATGATCAGTACGAACACTGTTCTGAGCAACGTGACATCGACCGAAATTCGTCTGGAAGTTGCCAATGGTTCTTCGAACACATTCATGTGGCAGTACGGTCTACATGCTGGTTTGACTGGTGCAAACCTTGTCGCTAACACAACGAAGCTGACGATTCAGTCGAACTCGACCACGAATACAACAGCAACTGCATTCGCAGTTGTTGCCGCGAATAGCACTAACACTGCTACGATGAATCCAATTAGCTTTAGCACTGGATTGTTTGTAGCGAACACGATTCAGATTACATTAGGTGCCAATGTCACTGCTAATGCCACGAATGGTGGTACGATCCAAGTCACAGGATCCGGAGCAGTAGGTAACAGTGTATCAAATAGCAGCGGCCTATATGTAGGCAATACTGTTACGAACAGTCAGATGACGAGTGTTCGATTCTTTGCCGCAGAAGGTAGCAATACCGTACTCGCAAACAATCAGATCATTAGCATTGCCAATACAACATCATCTGCAAATATTGATCCTATCAGTTTCAAGACAGGCATCTTTACAGCTAACACCATTCAAGTTTCACTTGGTGCCAATGTCACTGCGAATGCTACCAACGGCGGCACGATCCAAGTAACAGGAACTGGTACGGTCGGCAATACGGTTGCAAATAGTAGTGGCCTGCATGTAGGTAATACTTTAAACTCTTCACAAGTCACATCAGTTCGTTTCCTTGCATCTGAAGGTTCAAACACCACTCTTGCAAATACTCGAATCATTAGCATCGCTAACTCGAGTGCCACTGCAAACATCGAACCGAACGCATTTAAAACTGGCATCTTTACTGCCAATACTATTCAGATCTCGCTCGGCGCAAACGTCACGGCAAATGCTACCAATGGTGGTACAGTGCAAATCACTGGAACAGGTGCGATTGGTAACGTTGTAGCAAATAGTAGCGGAGTATTTGTAGGTAATACGCTTAACGCTTCTGAGTTAACATCGCTTCGATTCTTCACCGCAGAAGGTAGTAATACCGTTTTAGCGAATACTCGAATTGTTAGCATTGTCAACTCAACGTCGACATCTAACGTTACACCGACAGGATTCTTTGCAGGTATTGTTACTGCTAACCAAACAGTTGTTGCAGTCGGAGCGAATGTCGTTGCAAATGCTACTACGGTTCTTGTTGGGAATGCAACGTTTAATACGGCGATTGGTAATGGATCGATCACTGCATCTGCGAATCTTACCATTACGCCGACAAGCCATCTTGTTGTTGTAGGTGCTGCGACAGTCAGTTCGAACGTTGCTCTTGCAAATACGCTGACGGTTACAGGAAATACGAATCTTTCGAATACGCTCACTGTAACTGGAGCTACAACGCTTTCGAGTACTCTTGGAGTAACAGGAGCAACTGCTCTAGCGAATACGCTCGCAGTGACTGGTCCTGCTACACATGCAAACATCGTGACTTTCAAGACTGAGCACGTAGTTGATATCTTTGCAAACGGAAATCTTGGAGCTACGACTGGTTCAGATCTTCTTGTCTTCGAATATCCAAAGGCAGACTATAGCACTGCTAAACTTCTCATTCAATTGAAAAATGCTGGTAATACACAGATCTCTGAAGTACTACTTGCTCATGATAATTCGACTGCGCAGCTTACAACATATGGTACGGTTTCTTCACCTGTTGCAGCTAATTCCGGAGTCAGCTTACTTGGTACTTTCTCTGCGAACGTGGCTACTGCAAACGTAAGAGTATATGTCAATCAAACAAGATCTAGCACGGCTGCAAAAGTTGTTGCTCAATTCATTAAGTAAGGTAATATATGTCAGGCGCAAATAATAGATTTAAGGTTGATAACGGTCTAGTTGCTTCTGGCAACGCGATCTTCTATGATCGTGTCGACGTAGAAGCCAACGCGCACTTTAAAAACGACTTGTTTGTTGTATCTGGTAACCTTGTAGTAAATGGTTCTCTTGTATACGCCAACGTTACCATCGGTCAAGGCGGGGTTCTTCTGATTGCAGATCAGCAGCCACTCGGTAATACTTCAAACCGTTTCAATGCTTTCGTATTTAATACGACATCTTATGGAACACTACGACCAGATGCAAACGGTGGTGCACTTGGTACTACGACTGCTCGCTTTGATGTCTTTGCAAACAATATCACCGTTACAAATACGGTGAATTTCCCGAGTGGAGCAGGCGTTAACTCGTCGCTCTATACTGGTACAGCAAGCAATGCTAACACCGTATACAATATCTCGGCGAATGGTATCGTAGTCAGAACTGGTACAGGAACAGGTACTACGGTATCGATTGCTTCTACGAACGGCATTAGCGTAACAAACGGCAACGGCGTTTCTGGAAATCCTACGATTAGTTTTGTAGCGAATGCTGGTTTAACAGTAAACGCGGCAGGCGTATTTGTTGATGCATCTGCTATTACTGTCGGTACACTTCCTACATCTCGGGGCGGTACAGGCGGATCGATCAATAACCTTCTACCTACACAATCTGCTGGAACAACAGGTTTCGTCCTTGCATCAAGTGGAGCGACAGCTAACTTGGTGTGGACGCAACTTGCTGGACCTCAAGGTGCGCAAGGTGCAACTGGTGCTCAAGGTGCACAAGGATCTACCGGTTCTCAAGGACCAACTGGTGCTCAAGGCGCAGCTTCGACAGTTCCTGGTCCACAAGGCGCGCAAGGAATAACTGGTTCCCAGGGTCCACAGGGAACAACTGGTTCTCAAGGACCACAAGGACCTTCGGTTCAAGGACCGACGGGACCACAAGGTGCACAAGGAATTATCGGACCTCAGGGACCGCAAGGAACAACTGGTGCTCAAGGTGCTGCTTCAACCGTTGCCGGTCCTCAAGGCGCCCAAGGTTTGCAAGGTATCCAAGGACCACAGGGACCGCAAGGCCTTACAGGTGCACAAGGTGCAGCATCTTCAGTTGCTGGTCCTCAAGGTGCTCAAGGATTACAAGGCGCTCAAGGTGCAACTGGTCCTCAAGGATCTCCTGGAATAAACGGAGCACAAGGTGCAACTGGTGCTCAAGGCGCGGCAGGTTCAAGTATAACAGGTGCTCAAGGTGCAACCGGACCACAAGGTGCCCAAGGAAGTGCATCTGGTGCTGTCGCGCCTATTCTAAGACACGTCACCGCAGGATTTACAAGTGGCGGCCAAGTTTTTGTAACAGCGACTCAACCTACTGCTTCAGCGGCTGGTGATATCTGGATTGACACTGCAGGAACTACAGGATATACACAAAGTCTCTCGTCAAATGGATGGACTAAGTTGCCAAACGGAGCAATTATTCAGTGGGGAACAGTAACTGTTACTCCAAATACTACAGGATCTGGATCATTTCCAACATCGTTCACCGCGGTTGCCCGAGCTGTGATGAATGGCGTAGGAGATACAGGCGTATTTGGACAGGCTTCTAAAGGTGCAACCATTTTTAGTGTATCAACAACTGGTTTCAGTTGGTTTAACGGAGATGAAAGTTCTCATACCGGTTACTGGTTAGCAATGGGATATTAATAAAATGACAATTTACTACAGCCCAACAACAAAAGGTTTTTACGATACTGATTTTGGGTATCCGTCATTGCCGCAAGATATTGTTGAAATTACCGCAGAGCAACACCAGCAGTTTCTCCATGGTATGAATATGCAAAATAAAGAATTGGTTTTATCACAAGGAAATCTTGTTTTGCAAGATCGAGTCGTGGTAATTACTTGGGAACAAATTAGATCGAAAAGAAATAATCTTCTAGCTTTATCTGACTATACTCAAATGGCAGATTGGCCTGGAGATAAAACTGCTTGGGCTACATATCGTCAAACTTTAAGAGATCTTCCTCAGACTTATACAAATGCAGCAGACGTTGTTTGGCCATCTAAGCCAGGAGAATAATAAGTGCCGCTAACGTTCCTATCTGCTAAACCTGTTAAATATTGGAACGGCTCGTCGTGGGTCGGGAGCCAAGATTTTGCCGCCGTTAAAATGTGGAATGGATCTACGTGGCAATATGTAGGAATACGTCCGTATGCAGATGTAGCCTTAGTTACTTTTAGTCCCGTGGGCGGCACAATATCATCTCCGACTTTTGACACTGCCGAAGCGTATGGTTCCCAAGCAGGTTATACTATCACAGCTTCTTCAAGCGTAGTTTGGACTTATACTGGAGGAGATGGATTTAGTGGATACGCCAGTGTTGCAAGTGGAGGAAGTGCTTCATCAATTGAACTTGTAGCAGCTTATACAGGTGGTTTCAATGAACAAACGTTTAACGTATCAGCATCAAATGGTGCAGAAACTAAATATTGGGTGATAACTGTAACATCTTATAGTTTTGAATAAACATAGCGGAAGAATTAAATGGCACTGAAAGCAAATATCATTATCGATCAAGGCACTTCATTTGCTACGTCTATTGATGTGACTGATGAAAATGGTAACATCGTAAATCTTACAGGATTTACAGGTGCCGCTCAGATGCGTAAGCATTATACTTCGACCGCTCAAACCGCATTTACAGTTTCGATTACTGCTGTGACTGGCGTCGTCGCTCTTTCGATGTCGGCAAATACCACAAATGGCCTTACAGCCGGAAGATACGTATATGACTGTGAGTTGACTGATGGCAGCGGAACAGTTTCTCGTCTTGTTGAAGGTATCGTCACAGTTACACCAGGAGTTACAAGATAATGGCAGGTGCATCTCGTTTAGTCGCTACAATTACAAATAACAACGGCAGATTATCATCTGCTGGTCCTATTACTCTGAAAAATCAAATTCAAGAAATACGAAGTATTGAAAACATACTCGACGTCAGCGTCGTTGAAGCCGCCAATGGCGCTACATTAATCTACAATTCTCAAAATGATAAATATGAGGTGAGACAACTGTCATTCGCGGATCTAGCAGTAGATCTCGACGGCGGATCATTTTAACCTAAAAGGAATAGCCAAATGGCAGACAATTTAATTCAAATTAAAAGGTCGTTAACGACAGCTGATGCGCCAACATTAGCTAACGGTGAATTAGCGTTTACAGCAAATGGCGATCACTTATTTATTGGTTCGAATGGTGCTTCGATCACCATTGCCGGTAAATTTAATCCTGGTATACTGACCGCCAACCAAGCACTCGTTGCGAATGGTACCTCTGGTATCGACAAGATTATTGTTGCTAACGCTGTTGTGACAACAGTTACAGCCAATGGTTCGACGGGTACCAACGGACAAGTACTGAGTTCAAATGGAACAGCCGCTTATTGGGAAACTCCTACTTCTGGCGTATCTGGTTCAAATACACAAGTTCAATTTAATAATTCTGGCGCATTAGCCGGAGACGCAGACTTTACGTTTGATAATACCAATAATAAACTGTCTGTTGCCGGCGGCGTTCTTGCTGGCTCTGGCGGTAACTTCGTCGTTGGTTCTAATTCTTTTGTTGCGAATGCCACCGGTGTATTCTCTACAGGCACCGTGAACGCAGCGATTGTGAGTGTTGGTACGGCGTTCGTAGCAAATGCCACACAGATCAATATTGGAACTAACGTTGCTCTTAATGCAAATGGCACAAATGGTACTGCAGGACAAGTTCTTGCATCGAACGGAACAGCTGTATACTGGGTAACACCTCAAGATGGTGATATTACATCAGTCGTAGCCGGTTCTGGTCTTACTGGTGGCGGTACATCTGGCGAGGTAACTCTTGATGTTGGTGCTGGTAACGGTATCAGCGTCTCTGCAGACGCGATTGCTGTAGTTGCAAATAGCGGTCTTGCTTCAAATACCTCAGGCGTACACGTTATTGCAAATAACGGTCTATCTGCAAACGCAACAGGCGTTTTTGTTGTTGCCGGAGCTGGTATTGCTTCGAACGCAACAGGTGTGCATGTCGTATCTGGTAACGGTACGATTGTTTCGAATACCTCGGGCGTTTATGTCAATGCTGCTGCACTTTCAATTGCCACATCGCAACTTTCAGGCGACGTTGCTCTTGGTTCGGGTACATCAGGCGACTATGTTGCTACTATCACAGCTGGTAACGGTATTTCTGGATCCTCATCTGGTGAAGGTGGTGCAGCCACGATTGCTGTTGTAGCAAACAACGGTATTGTATCGAATACTTCAGGCGTCTTTGCCAAAGCTGCTAACGGTATTTCTGTTGATGGCGCTGGTATCAACGTTGTTGGCGGTGATGGTCTTACAGCTAACGCGACTGGAGTTCATGTTGGTGCTGCTAACGGTATTAATGTCACTGCAGATGCAGTTGGCCTTACCACTGGTTCAACACTCACGGTCAACTCTGCTGGACTCCATGTTAATACTGCACTCTCGATTACAGATCTTTCTCTTTCCGGAAATCTGACTGTTCTCGGTACGCTTTCGACAATCGATACTACCAACCTGACAGTCCAAGATTCGCTGATCGAGCTTGCAAACGGAAACGCAACAACCGACATTCTTGATATCGGTCTTTATGGTCAATACGGTGCCACTGGAGCTAAATATACCGGTCTTTTCCGTGATGCTACAGATGGCGTTTATAAGCTCTTTGCTGGTTCTCAAACAGAACCTACAACAACTGTAGACACTGCAGCAGCCGGTTATACTACTGCTACATTACAAGCATTCCTAAACTCTGGTGGTTTGGTTTCGAACGCGACTAACGTTACTCTTACTGCGAACTCGACACTCGCGGTTGGTATCACAGCGAATACATTGAGTCTTTCGACTGCACTGCCTGGAACAAGCGGTGGTACTGGACTCGCGACTGTTACTGCAGAAGACATTTTAGTTGCTAACTCTTCGAACGGTTTTAGAAAATTAGCTGTTGGCTCTACTGGATTCGTGCTTCAGTCTAACGGTACAGCAGTTGTATACGCAACCCTCGACGGCGGGACATTCTAATTTATGGAAGCTGAATTTGTAAATGAGTACATCAATCGATTACTCGCGAGTGTACATGATCTTACAAGTAAGAACATCATGCTAGAAACAAGACTGGTCATGGCCGATAAAACCATGACCAGTCTTCAAGCAAAAATTGTTGATCTTGAAAAGCTTGGAAATAAAAATAAAAAAGCTGAAGATACTTCTGTATAAATAGAATATTAGGGGTTACATAACCGCTTCGTTGCTCTATATAGAGGTTGAGAATGGCAAATAAATTTCAATTTAAGCGCACGACAATTTCTGGTCGTACAGCTAATACTACTGACGTAGCAAATTCCGGCTTTATTGATAACGGTGAATTTGCAGTCAACCTAACTGACCGTAAAGTCTTCTCTTCAGATGCTGCGAATGCCATCTTTGAAGTTGGTTCAAATCTCTCTTCTCTCGCTGTCACTACGATCGTAGCCAACGGATCTTCTGGATCCAACGGCCAAGTTCTTTCATCGAATGGAACAGGAGTTTATTGGGGCTCAGGCGGTACGGCAAATGCTGCTACCATGAATACCTATACGTTTACTGTCACATCGAATACCACGGTGTTTACAGGATTAGACGACACATCAAACACATTCGTATATACTTTAGGGCTTGAAAGCGTCTTCATTAATGGTTCGCGTCAGATTGCGGCCGTTGACTATAACACGACAAATACCACGGTCTTAACGCTTACATCGAATGCGATTGCTGGTGATATTGTTCAAGTTACAACTTTAAATGGTGCTTCACTTACTCTCGGATCTCAAGGCGCTCAAGGTGCTCAAGGTGCAACCGGTGCACAAGGTGCTCAAGGCACAACGGGTGCTCAAGGCGCTCAAGGTGTTGCTGGCGCTCAAGGTGTTCAAGGCGCAACTGGCGCAACTGGTGCTCAAGGCACAACGGGTGATCAAGGTGCTCAAGGTGTTGCTGGCGCTCAAGGTGTTCAAGGCGCAACTGGCGCAACTGGTGCTCAAGGTGTTGCCGGCGCTCAAGGTGTTCAAGGCGCAACTGGCGCAACTGGTGCTCAAGGTGTTGCTGGACCTCAAGGTGTTACTGGTGCTCAAGGCGCTCAAGGTGCTCAAGGTGCCACCGGTGGAGGTGTAACCTCAGTCGCCACGGCTAATGGACTTTCTGGTGGAACGATTACAACTAGTGGTACAATTGGAGTAACTGCTGGGCCAACACTTACGGTCAATACGACTGGTATTCATGTGAATTCCACATTATCAATCGCCGATCTTACACTCTCGGGTAACCTGACAGTTTCCGGTACAAGAACTTACGTGAACACCACAACACTCGACGTTGGTGATAATATTGTTACGCTGAATGCAGATCTTGGAGCTAATCCTCCTACTGAGAATGCTGGCTTCGAGATCATGCGCGGGACGTCTGCCAACGTTCAGTTCGTCTGGGATGAAACAAATGATCGCTGGTCTACAAACAGTCAACCACTTGCTGTTTCGTCTCTTGTAGCCGCAGGTGCTGCATCTGGAATTACCACCCTTGCTGCCGGTAATACTACGATCACTGGTTTTGCCAACGTAACCTCGACGCTACAAGTAGCTGGTATTACTACTCTTAATGCCAACGTTGCAATGGCAAATAATGTGTTAAGTAATCCTAAGCTTGCTTCATACAAAGAAGCAGTTGTTGCCAATACTATAACAACAACTACTCACACTGTAGATTTATCACTATCCAACGTATTCGATTTGACATTGGCCAACGCGTCTATTACAATTACATTTTCAAATCCTCCTGCATCGGGCAATGCATACAGTTTCACACTTCATTGTAAACAAGACGCCACGGGATCGAGAATAATCACGTGGCCGGCTTCTGTTAAATATCCGAATGCTTCGACACCGACGATGTCAACTGGTGCAAATAAAATCGATGTCTTCAGTTTCTTTACCCTCGACGGAGGTACAACATATCTCGGTGCCTTATCTCTTGCAAATACAGGTTAATAAGAAGGTTATACGATGCCATTAAATGTATTTAGAGCTTCAGGTAAGGCTGCTCCAGCCACACAAGTATTCAATGCCCCCGCAACATTCGTCGTTCCTGCAGGCGTATATTCTATAGATATATCTGGTCGTGGCGGCAATGGAAACGCTGGTAATGCAGGCAATCCTGGTACTGCTGGCAATGCTGGTAATCCTGGAAATAATGGGGCCGCAGGAACTGGTGGTGCTGGTGGTACAGCTGGGACATCTGGCAATCCTGGCGCATCAGGAAATGCTGGCACAAACGGGGCCGGCGGAGCTGGCGGTGCTGGTGGTACAGCTGGAACATCTGGAAATCCCGGCGCATCAGGAAATGCTGGCACAAACGGTGCTGGCGGCCCAGGAGGAGCCGGAGGTGCTGCAGGGAATGCTGGGAATCCAGGTGCCACTGGCAATGCAGGTACGAATGGTGCTGGCGGAGCTGGCGGTGCTGGTGGTACTGCTGGAAATGCTGGAGCGACAGGAAACTCCGGCAATCCCGGTACTAATGGTGCCGGTGGTGCAGGCGGTGCTGCTGGTAATGCTGGGAATCCAGGTGCCACTGGCAATGCTGGTAACCCAGGAACAAATGGCGCCGGCGGTGCTGGCGGTGCTGCTGGTAATGCTGGGAATCCAGGTGCCACAGGAAACTCTGGTAATCCTGGTACCAATGGTGCCGGCGGTGCTGGCGGTGCAAGAGGAAATGCTGGGAATCCAGGTGCCACAGGAAACTCTGGAAATCCAGGAAATAATGGTGCCGGCGGTGCTGGTGGCACTGGCGGTAGCGCAGGTACGGGAGGAGGCGGCGGACAAGGTTCAGCCCGACCTTGCGGTGGCGGAGCCGGTAGCGGTGGTAGTCCGGGCGGTGGCTGCGGTTGTTTTGGCACCCCATTTGCGCCTTGTTCTGCCCCCGGCGGCGCCGGAGGCTCTCCTGGCGGAGGAAATGGTGGCTTTGGTGGAAGCGCAAATCTTGGGGGGTGCGTTTGCGGCGGCGGCGGTGGCGGCGGCGGAGGCGGCGGTAGCGGAGTGACTGGTAATTCAGGGAGTGCAGGTGGTGCGGGTGCCAATGGAAGTGCTGGAAATACTGGAGCCGCAGGATCAGGGGCAACTGCTGGAGCAGCAGGAAGTCCCGGTGGAGCTGGGGCCAATGGAAATGCTGGAAATACTGGAGCAGCAGGAACTGGAGCAAACGCTGGAGCAGCAGGAAGTCCTGGTGGAGCTGGTGCCAATGGTAATGCCGGCACAACAGGGGCGGCTGGAACTGGAGCAAACGCCGGAGCAGCAGGAAGTCCTGGCGGTGCCGGTGCTAATGGTAATGCCGGCACAACAGGGGCCGCAGGTACAGGGGCAACTGCTGGAGCAGCAGGAAATCCAGGTAATGCAGGCGCAGCAGGAAATACTGGAGCAAATGGTAATGCAGGAACAGGGGCAACCGCTGGATCTACTGGCAATCCAGGTAATGCCGGCGCAGCAGGAAATCCAGGTGCAAATGGTAATGCCGGCACTGGAGCTAATCCAGGGGCAGCAGGGAGCCCTGGAAATGCCGGAGCAGCAGGAAATACTGGAGCAAATGGTAATGCTGGCACTGGAGCTAATCCAGGAGCAGCAGGAAATCCAGGCGGTGCCGGAGCTGCTGGTAATGCTGGGACTGGCGCAGCAAACGGAAATCCGGGATCAAGTGGAAACCCAGGCAACGTTTCAACGTTTGGTTCCTTAGCTAATTTTCCAGGTGGAACCGGTGGTACTGGTGGGGCTGGAGGAAATGCTACAAACGGAGCAGCTGGCTCGGCCGGAACTTCTGGAAATCCAGGTGGATCAGGCAATCCCGGAAATAATGGGGCTGCAGGAACTGGCGGTGCTGGTGGTACAGCTGGGACATCTGGTGGTATTGGAGGAACAGGCAATCCCGGTAACAATGGAGCTGCTGGTACAGGCGGCGCCGGAGGATCGGCCGGTACTTCCGGAGGTATTGGAGGAACAGGCAATCCCGGTAATAATGGAGCTGCAGGAACTGGTGGTGCTGGTGGTACAGCTGGGACATCTGGTGGTATTGGAGGAACAGGCAATCCTGGCACCAATGGGGCTGGTGGTGCAGGAGGAGCTGGTGGTAATGCTGGTAATCCAGGAGCCACTGGTAATGCCGGCAATCCAGGAAATAACGGTGCTGGTGGTGCAGGCGGTGCTGCTGGTAATGCTGGTAATCCAGGAGCCACTGGCAATGCTGGTAATCCAGGAAATAACGGTGCTGGTGGTGCAGGCGGTGCAAGAGGAAATGCTGGGAATCCAGGAGCCACTGGCAATGCTGGTAACCCAGGAACAAATGGCGCCGGTGGTGCAGGAGGAGCTGGTGGTACGGCGGGTAACTCCGGATCTCCTGGCAACGCTGGTGTAGGCGGAGGCGGCGGAGGCGGCGGAGGCGGAGGCGGAGCATCGGGTTGGACTTTAAAGCAAGGTGGTAGCGGCGCCGGCAATGCTGGTACCGCGGGTAATTCAGGCAACATAAGTGGTGCTACTAACGGCAACGGCGGCGCAGGCGGCAATGGAGGACTTCTTTCGGGCGCTGCCGGTGGTTCAGGTAATGCAGGAACACCAGGCAGCGCAGGAAATACAGGAGCCGCAGGAACTGGAGCAAACGCTGGAGCAGCAGGAAGTCCTGGTAATGCAGGCGCCAATGGAAGTGCTGGAAATACTGGGGCCGCAGGAACTGGAGCAAACGCTGGAGCAGCAGGAAGTCCTGGTAATGCCGGCGCTGCAGGAAGCGCTGGTACAACAGGAGCGGCAGGAACTGGAGCAAATCCAGGAGCAGCAGGAAGTCCAGGCGGTGCAGGAGCCAACGGAAATGCTGGTACAACAGGAGCGGCAGGAACTGGAGCAAATCCAGGAGCAGCAGGAAGTCCTGGTAATGCCGGCGCTGCAGGAAATGCCGGAGCGACTGGCAATGCAGGAACTGGAGCTACAAATGGTGCAGCTGGAAATCCAGGAGGTGCAGGAGCAGCAGGAAATGCTGGAGCGACTGGCAATGCAGGAACTGGAGCTACAAATGGTGCGGCTGGAAACCCAGGCGGTGCCGGAGCTGCTGGTAATGCTGGCACAACAGGAGCAGCTGGAACTGGAGCTACAAATGGTGCGGCTGGAAATCCAGGAGGCGCAGGAGCAGCAGGAAATACTGGCACAGCAGGTAGTGCTGGAACTGGAGCGACCGCCGGAACAGCCGGCACATCAAATCCTGGAGCATCAGGAAACGCTGGTAATATTGGTACTACGACAAATTCAGTATCAGTAAAAGTATACCCATATCAAATAGTTTCTATAAATATTGGAACAGGCAGCGCTAATGGTACGATGAGTGTAACATTTTAGCACAAATAACAAAAAGGAAACAATACATGCTAGTAGGAATTAAAGACGTTTATCTTTATACTGGTTTGACTACGACAGGTGGCAACGACTCTGCTGCAGCCTATCAGTGGCTACAGGATAATAACATTGAGTTTACTCATTTATCATACAACGATAGTAGTCAATACGAATCTGTATTCAATGCTCTAAATACATGGGATATTGGAGAATTTACTGATTTTCCATTTGTCATCTACGATGAAAAACATGACGATTTTACCGCAGTCAAACAAGCATTGATTGGCTTAGATGCCATCACAGAGAGCAACTTAGTCGAACTAGCAGCCCTGTAATTTACATATATATAATAGAGTCATTCATTTGGAACATGTTAACATACAAAGAATGGCATTGGTAATGCGTTGCTATGACAAACTTCCACCACATCTCAGAATATGGATCTCAAGCTTACATTTTAGTTTGCATGATGATCATATTCTGAGAGGTGCGAGCGACGTCGAGCAATGTAAAAAATTTATTGAATCTGGTGGAATACACTATGAAAAACCTGGAAATGGACAAAATTGATGTTTTCGTTTTTTGAAAAGAATGAGCCTAAACTAGAATTTCTTTGCTATGATGATGATTTAGGAAATATACCAGAACCTTATCCTGCCCGCAAACTGATACCAGAATGGTATAAAGCTTTGCCAATGAAGAAGGATGTAGGCTTTGATCAATCTACTCTCAAAAGATGCCCACCTTTTCTTGATGCGATGATCACGGGTTGGATTATTCCACTCGTTGCTGATGTTGAAATCACTTCGAATGAAGATTGTTCGTTCATTGAATACAACAGCAAATATCCGAGAGCAATGATCGAGAATCATTTACAGTGGCAAGTAACATCTGACAAATGCCCCGCTCCACATTTACCAAAACCTCCAATTAAATTCATGAACTGGTGGGCAATCAACTGCCCGAAAGGATACTCACTGTTGTTTGTTCCACCATTAAATAGACCTGATCCAAGATTTACTTGTTTTTCGGGTATGGTAGACTGCGATGGTTATTTTGAGTTTATTAACTTTCCATTTGTTTGGAACGAACCCAATTTTAAAGGTATTCTACCTGCTGGTACACCGTTAATGCAGGTTATTCCAATTAAAAGAGATACTTTGTTTTCGAAAAATGTATGTAGAGCATTCAATGAAACTGAACTGAAAGCACTCAAAGGTACACGTAGAAAGCTTCAAAGTCATGAATCCCATTATCGAGATAATATTTGGGAGCGTAAATAATGGCAGTATATCAAATAGCTCCTTCTCCATCGTTAGGTATACCAGAAATTTCTTTTGCATCATGGCGTGATGGTTTTACTGAAGAAGAGATCGATAAAATAGTTAGTATTGGTGATAGTCTCACGATCAAATCTGCTAGTGTTGGACCTGATAGTAAAGTTGAAGAAGCAGTTAGATCATCTAAAATAGGTTGGATAAATCTTACGCCCGAGACTAATTTTATATATGATAGAATTGCTTTCATAGCAAGACAACTGAACGGTGAATTCTTCAATCTAGATATATGGGGATTTGTAGAGGACTTTCAGTATACTATATACGATGGAAAAGACGATCATTATACGTGGCATCTTGACAGAGGTGGAAATGCAACGAATGCGCCTCGCAAATTATCTCTTGTAATACAATTATCTGATCCTTCTGAATACGAGGGGGGAGATCTTGAGATATTTGATGCACCCGTGCCGACTCAAGTCACAAAACAAAAAGGTTTAGTAGTTGCATTCCCGTCCTTTATTTTACACAGAGTAACTCCTGTGACAAAAGGCATTCGTAAAACTCTAGTAGTATGGTTAGCTGGTCCTCAATTTAAGTGAGATAATATGACAAGAGAATGTGGAAGTTGCACGAAGTGCTGCGGTTGGTTAACTGGAGAAGCTCTTGGCCATCAATTTTGGCCAGGAAGGAAATGTCATTTTGTAACTACAAAAGGATGTTCGATACATGAACAACGACCTGAGAATCCGTGCAAATCGTTTAGCTGTGTATGGTTAGGAAATGAAAAGTTTCCACTCGGTCTTGATACTATTCCGATGTGGATGAAACCAGACGAATCAAACGTAATTATGGTTTGGAGACAACACGAAAATCCTGATCTTAGCTTTTTACAACTGCTTGAAGCAGGCGCTCCGCTAACAGCCGAAATACTTAGTTGGGCTATTCAGTATGGTTTGAACAACGGTTTAAATATATTTTATCAAGTCAACAGTGGTTGGAATAAGATTGGAAACCGACTGTTTTTAGATACAGTGATAGAGGCTGATCTTTCCCAATATACATAACATAAGGATTTTATTATGACAGACATACTTGATCAGTGGCAGTATTTTAGCTCACCTATCTATAGTATTATGAAGCCAGAACTTCTTGATTTCTCAAGAGCAGCATCAAATGCGGCGTTAAGGGCCGCGCGCAAAATAACAAAAATAAACGATGTATATCCAGTCGTGCAAGCAGATGTGTCTAACGAAGAAGATCTTCTTCCACTGATACAGTACACATTAAACACAGCATGGAATCTTTTGAGCGATCAAGGATACAACATGAATGGACTTTCGACTTATCTTACCGAATGTTGGAGTCAAGAACACCATAAGTATTCATCAATGGAGTATCATAATCACAGCGACTGTCAGTTAGTTGCTTTTTATTTTTTAGAGTGCCCGAAAGATCCTCCGCGAATGGTGATTCATGATCCGCGACCAATGAAACTTATGTTACCACTATACGAACATAATTCTTCTAACATTACCACAGCAACATCGTCTATTAATTTTACGCCAGTTCCTGGTCAACTAATGTTTGCAAATTCCTGGCTACCGCATAGCTTTACTCGTAACACATCAACCAAACCTTTCAAATTTATTCACATGAACATTGGTACACGTCCGTACATTGAACCTATAGTATATGATGCAACAGCAGAAATAATCTAATATGTCTGAGTTTATGATAAGATTCAATCAATCAAGAGGACAACCTAATCGCGGGACAGAAGATCATGTCTGGCGCGTTTTCGAAGATGGTAAAGAATATCTATGTAAAAATGTTATCATTAATGTTCCAAGCCGTGGGGCAAAGACAGGTCAAGATTGGAATATCTGTTGCGAAGGTACTATGAGCATATGTAAAGACACCTCTACAATTACTATTAACTAAATTATTATCGGTGAAATTATGAACTTAGAATTTTCAGAAATAAAACTTTATAACCCAGGAGTTCTTAAAACAAGAATTCCAGTTTCTATTTTTGCTGAGTTGACTTGTGACTTGCAAAAGCAAGTTGATAATAATCCGGAAAAATACAATACTAATTTAGCTGGGCAATTAGAAACAGAATTTCAGTATGTTATTAACGGGCAGTTTAGAGAATGCATAGAGCAAACGTTTCTTGAATATAGAAGAAAATTTAATTTTTATGAAAATCATAATTATGTCATTGATAATGATGCTTGGGTAAATTTTCAGAAGAAACACGAATATAATCCAATACATTTTCACCACAAAGCTATTTCATGGGTGATATGGATTGCAATTCCTTATGATTTAGAAGAGGAATTAAATATGCCAAATGTAAGAGAATCAAACTATAAAGTTGCATCAAAGTTTGAATTCATTTATAACTCATTAGACGGTGGAATTAGTACGACTCAATTAGATATTGATAAGACATGGGAAGGTTCTCTTATTATGTTTCCAAATTATCTTAAGCATCAGGTATATCCGTTTCAAACTTCAGACGAACATCGTATTTCTATTTCTGGTAATATAGACATTAGAAATTAATTGGGCGAAGTGGAGTTAAGACTACAATTGTCCCAGAAATTGATGAGTATGCTCTTGCGAGAGCCGCTTTTGATTTCATTGACCCAATGGTAGTATCGACTGCCTTCGAAGTATAAGACCGCACCTTCGGTAGGTTGAAAAGACTCGTGTGTATATTTTAACAATTCTTCTTTTAAAACTTCCGGAGGGCTCAGTTCTTTTTCATAGTCTAACCAACTTCTTTCAGAAATACAAAATTCTCCGCCTTCAAGATCGATTGCTTCTAAGTAACACGATATGGTAATTGGAGACATTAATTCTTCTGGTTTCAACTTTTCTCCAGCCTCAATTCTGTGCCGAAGCTTTTCATTAAAATCTACATGAGGCCACAAATCTCCAGAAGATTTATACGCCTGATACCAATATTCAATATGAGTTTTGTTACAATTAAACTGTTCTCTGTCGAGAAATTCAAGCACAGCTTCATCTGTTTTATTTGTAGGCGCATTACGATCAAAGTAATGCATGTTCGTATGCCTATTTAAACCTTCAAGAAAAGTTAAGCGAATATCTTCATCGAGAGTAGATCTACGAATAATCCTCGAGTTTCCATGGTACATTTTCAAATCTTTCAAAAACATATTTAGCAGCCTCTTTATTCTTTAAAGATTTACCAAAAGCCTTGACGAAACTGTTTGGCATTTTCTTATAGGAAGAAGCTCCTGCTTTATTATCACATTCTGCTGGATGTCGAGAAATTTCTAACTCGTCACATATCTGATTGATATTGGTTTGAGTAAAAAAATCCTCATAAAAGAAGTAGAGCGGATTTGCGAACACACTGTCCAAAGCTTCGATAGTTTCTTTATATTTACATGATATGAAATTGCTCATGACAAATCGTGAAGCTAACGACCGATTTGGAATTTTACCTCCTCCAATCATATTCCAAGAAGACCAACTCCTCTGAATAGGATCTCTCATAATATAAACTGGTACTACTTCGATATCGTATTTTAGTAAACCGTTTTTAATAAGTCGAAAGATGTTCTCACTCGAGCCTTCATAATGTGTGAAGTCACCAGTCACTTGATTTATATTTGAAACCGCTTGAAAGAAAGACTCTATGTCTTTTCTATATTCGCTTACATCTTCTAAGACAGGAACTAAATCGTCTCTCTGAATAATATTCAGTTCTTTTCCCATATCATAGAAATCTGGGTGTTCTTTAAAATACTCATATAACCAAGTAGTGCCAGATTTCTCGGCTCCTACATTCAATAAAAACTTCATAGATTTAATTGTATTAATATATTTCTAAAATTTGGCCCGTGCGTTGGAGAATCTACGTCTTCTAAAAGTTCATAGTTTGCTGCGTTTGCTCGCATACGCAAAGTTCTATGAAAGATTGAATTTGCAGGAATATTTCTATACAAATGTTTAGTTATACCAATTTCAATATTAAAATTATTTTTGGCTGTTACATTTTCTTGATTAAAAACGTAATTTCTAGAACCGTTTTCATCCGGAGCAGTGAGTGAATGTCTGCCATCTAATGTTCCATTTTCAAGGATAAACCCGCTTACAAATCCCATATCTTTTCCAGCTACAGTATCAAAAGCTCTTATCATAATATAAGTATCATTTGCGCCATGAGGATTTAATCCTGGCCACTCATTATTAATTCCGCTTTCAATTAATGTGCGCATGTTGGTTTTTCGTTCGGCGTCAGTTAATGTAGAATTTTCCGGCCAATTCGCATCAATAGCATCCTTTGATCTTTCATACAAGTCATCAAAATCTATTTCTGACAAATCATTTATAACAGTATAAACAATATTCATATCTTAACTCTCTTTGTAGCTATTATGTCTGCGATGGTATTTATCCAACCTTCTTTGCTTGTATCAAATGGTTGTTCGTGGTGTTGTTTATGCATATGTTCTCCACCACTGATAATTCCGTACCAAAATCCCATATCTTTTGGACCGTTTTTATCATGATTTAGAGATGCGATTCCTGTGGACCATATCGACAATGTAGCAGGAACAATGTAAATAAACAAGTATGCTGGTAACGATATGAATAACAATAGAAACGGTAAGAATAACAAAATCCAGTATTTTTCATAGAAGAAATTGGTAATCTTATTACGAATCAGTCTGACTGTTGTTTTCAAATTTATTTGATTCGTGTCATTATTCCAAAGAATTGGAAAAAGTATTTTCCAACCTTGCAAATGGTAAGGATGCGGATCCTTCTGAGTGTCATGATACTTGTGATGATTGTCGTGCGATACACAGAATTCAAGCGGCGAAGCAAATGAACCATAGAATCCGA